GACGGCTTTCCCCACTCCGTCAATGTAGGTAGACTGCAACTTCTCTAGGCCACGAAGTTCCTGTAGGCTATTAAGGAATTCGCGTGCCCGTTCAAGCTTATCAGTAGGAGCATCCCCGATTACACTCCTACTAATAGCGATTGGATCAATCTTGCTCATCTTGATTCTAGCTCTTCTTCTATTTGCTCCAAGAGGATTTCAATGCACTCGGCGTTGACCGATGGCTTGCCCTTGGCAGTATTAACCGGGGGATACAGGTTGAAACCTTGATCGTTCGTAAACAAGATGTCGATCAAGTCTGCCGAGGAGTTTAGGTTCGCCTCGTTAGGGACTTCCATCATAGAATGGATTTGGTTATTTTTCTCGGCAATCTTGGCATCCAAGTCAGTATTCAAACTGACCAATGTCTCCATGTCAACTTGCAAACCATTATACTCTATCTCGGCAAAGATAGGAGTCATGGGTGCAATCAGACTATCGTACAGGTGATGTAGTTGAAGATCCTTTAACTGGTCTTCCAATAGGTGGAAGATCTTCCAAGTAAAGAATGCGTCCTGAGCATTGCCTTCAGCAAGATCGGCCAGAGACATCTCTGCCCAATTCTGCTTCTTGGGGTCTTTTACAGTAAGCATCAGAACTCTTTCAGGTATTCAGGGAAGTATTGTTTGACCAGATCCATCAAGGACTTGGGAGCATCCTCACGGATGAAGTGCGACATGAGCTTGGTATCCCACACATTTGTGAATGTGATACCCTGCCCGTAGAGGAACTTCAGGTCGAACTTGGCGTTTTGCAGGATCTTCTTGTTATTGGGGTTGTTGAAGATCCTATTCAACATAATAGCCACTTGCTTGCGGTCTTCTTCGGAAAACGGGGACTCCTTGTGAATGTAAGGGATGATGGCTTGGCAGATCTCACCATCGCACTTATAAGAAATAGCGATGGTCATGATGGAGTCTTGCTTGAAATCTAACCCCGTGGTTTCAATGTCCACAGCAATGTTATCAGTCTGTCCTTCTAAAAAGGACAAATTTTCTAGCTGTTCTAGCGACATAATTAGCGTATATGGCACAACTAAGTCTTGATCCTTCTTGAGGATATACTTGTTGTACCCGTTGCGAATGTCCTGCTGGAACAATGCTACAAGCTTTGGCTCTATGGCGACTGATGCTGGGTGCAAGATCGGGATTACCGGAATCCCTTTGTACTCAAAGGTCTTACCCCTCTTGTTGGTAATGCCAGACTTCTTAATCAGCATCTTCATGGCAAGGTTGCCACAGGTGAAAATTAACTTAGGCTTGCACTTGTCTATGGTAGCGTCTAGGTGCTTGCGACAGGTTTCCATGTTAGTGGGGGACATATCATCCTCCTTAACATCTGGGCATTTAACCGATGCCGCCACAGTAAAGTTTTTAACTATTGGCTTTACATAGGACTTAAATACAGCCGTCTCGTTGTCCGTCATGCTGCCAACATGATACCCATCCCAACGAACCGAGTCCAAAAGGAATAAAACCTCAGATTGGACTAGCCCCTCGTAATCCATGTAGGCATGGATGGGTTTAGGCTTCTCTAGGATGGAGCAGCCAGCGCAGCCCGGATTTGTGCAGTTTTTCCTATTCTTGTACAGATCGAGCAGGTCAGCCATATTTTGTTTACCTATAATAGGTTATGAGTAAATATTACCTAGATAACAAGCGGTTCGAGGAGTTAATCGTATTATACCTCAAACACGATAAGAAAAACAAGAAGCTCAAGAAACCCAAACCCAATCCTTACGAAGAAGAGTTATTTATTTTATTCGATATATTAATAACCACTATTTTAGATTCTTTTAAGTTTGATGTGGATTCCGATGATGGGAAACAGGAATGTTTTTTATTAATTATAAAGAAATTAAATAATTTTGACCCCGAACATGGGAGTGCATTTAATTATTTTACGACATTAATTTTAAATAATTTAAGATTAGTTTATTCTAAGAAAAAGAGGTATGATAAAAAAATTGCGGACCTTTTTGAGGTCCGCAAGGATTCACTCGAAAACATTCAACCCTTCAAGAATTCTTGAGGGCAGAACCTCCTGATAAATTTTGTACTCTCTTAGCTTTCTATCACTTATGTAAAAATAACAGGTTGGAACCGAGGTGCAAGGTAGAGTCTTTTCCCAAGCAGAGAAAAGTTCAGGAGTTTCGAAAGAATCTACAAGCAGCACTGTGTATGGATTTTCAGTTAAGTTAAGTCCAGTTTTAGCTTCTTCTTGTAAAGTTTTATTTTGCTTTAGAATCGATTTGAGAATAAAAGAACTTCGAGTGTCCCATTCGGAATGGTAAAGGACTGCAAATTCCTTTCTTTCTTTTTGTAGGGTTCTTATTGACTTGTAAAGATGATTTTGGTTTTTTACTTCGATTATTTCGATCACGGCTTATCTTCTGCAATAGTAACGGAGCCTTCTTGGGAAGCATCATCAGCCGATTCGAGGTCAGCTTTCATTTTTGCAAAAGCCTCGGGGTCTTTTTGCTTAAACTCCTCTATCTTGGCGGCAAAATCTTGTTGAAGGGCTTGTACCCCCTTGTAGAAGAGAAACTTAACAAATTCGTCTTGACTCATATTACTAGGTTTTGCCATTTTGGCAAAATTAGTAAAACCTTCGGCTTCGTCTTTTCCAAACTTAAGAGTTATCTTCATTCTTCCTTCCTTGTGTCCTTTGGGTTTAACTTCTAATTTAGCATTAGAATTTTTAAAACTCACAAATAAATTTTTAGATTGCTCAAATACTTTTGCAACTTTACTTGTTAAAGGTGCATCAGATATTTTTGGGATATCTTTTGTCTCCATAAAATGGCGACCTCCATGCCCTATAATAGTATTGGAGCGGAATGAAATTATGCAAGACGAATACGATTTAAGCAAATTAGTTAAAAACAAGAAGAAGCGGTTAAATAGCAAGAACAAGGGAAACACCTTCCAACGCAAGGTGGCTCAAATGTTTAATGAGCACTTTGGGACAGATCAGTTCGCGCCCACACCGGGGTCGGGGGCATTCGCCACGACACACAGCTTACCCAAACATCTTCAGATCTATGGTGACCTCATTACCCCACAAAACTTTTGTTTTGTACTTGAGTGCAAGAAGGGATACAACAATGAAAACATAGGATCAACCTTCAGCAAAAAATCCCTGATTACAGAAGCCTTACAACAGGCAGATCGGGATGCTAAGAAGTGTGCTAAAATTCCAATGGTTATCTTTCAACAAGACAGGAAAGATATCTTGTGTATCATTCCTTACAAGAAATTCCACGCACCTTTTTTAAATAACTTAAGCTATTATATTTCATTAAAAAACGAATACTTAATAATAAAACTAAAAGAGTTACTAAATCTATATCCTCAAGAAGCTATATTTTGGATAATGACTCATTATTGATACTTAGAAATTAATGTATCTAACATTAACCTTTGTTCTCTTAGTATATCAAGTATACCAATTGATAGTTCTGTAGAAGCTCTGATTGCCTGAGATATTTCAGGACGACCACTATATTTTTTACCTTGTTCTTGCAAGAATGTTTTACCAGCAATGAAGTCGTAGCCACCAGAATAAATAGATAAAGTACCTAATCTTGCTTTAGTGGTACAATCTCCTTCAGGAGAATCAGAAGAACAACGGAAGAAAGATAAGTTGCCGCCCTCTGATTCAGCAACTTCGATCTCCCCAGACCTGATTCCATCTATCAGCGTTTTTCTTATACCGTTTTGATCAGAAATTTTTACTACTCCGTCCTCTAATGAGCAAGAAATCATGAGTTGTGCTTGTTCTTCTGCACAACCTACATTTGATAATAACCCATCCAGAGCAGCCAATGCAGCATCTCGTTTAGGTTTTCTTCCATCTAAATCTTTAAGAATCCTACCTGTCAAAACTCTATCTCCAGCATATGTCAGATCCGACAAAATGCTATCTATTTGTTCTTGACTTGGAGAAGATCCTAAAGTTAATTCAGCATCTGTATCTTTTAATGCAGCTCTTATTCTACTCAATAAAGTATCAGAATACTTACCTTTTTCTTTTGCCTTTGTTACCTGTTCTACTAAATCAGTTATTTTTTCTCTATCGTCTCTAGCTTCGGAGAATATTTTTTGAACTGTTGCCGCAGGTACACTGTGTTCTCTCTCTATTCTAGCAAGCATAGATTGCATTTGAGGTGTTTGTGCAGTTATTAAATTCTTTTCCGTTTGATCCACTGATGCAGAACCAACCTTGGCTTTTCTATCATCAATTGATGTCTTTAACCCTGTATGAATCACTATGTCTGAATCTTGAACAAGATTTGATACACCGTCATCGCCTGCATACATCTCTTTTACACGAGCACCATTGTTGGCAAACTTTTGATACTCTTGATTAATGGTTTCCTCATAAGCTAAATTGATTCGGGCTTCGTATTCTTGATCAGGTTCTTTACGCAATTTTGGCGTGGTTTCTCGAATTGCATCCTTTGGAATTAATCTGCGTAGTGCATTCTTGGCATCGGCTTCGTTTTTGTAAACTAACAAGTGGTCGGTTTTCTTTCCATTCCTGTTGGAGGTTCCAACCCTAACCACATACTTAGGTTGCATTACTCCAATGTAATTCATATTGATCTTAGCCAATGAAGTTAATATATGCGCTCTGTAAGCATTGGATAGGATTGCTACTTCTTGCTCAGATAATTCTTTTCCAAGCTCCATCTTATGATTGATGGAACGAATCACTCTATCCATCGTAGGATACATCATTTCTAGGATATCAGATAAACCTCTGTTCCTAGCTAATTCAGGATCCGTGACAGCCATCTTTCCTGACATGAAAGACTCGTATCCCCTAAACGCTTTTAATCCTTCTATCTTATGTTTTTCAACAAGAAGCGTTAATTTTTGCTGTCCAAATTTTAAAGTTTCCTGATATCTTGCCATATCCCCATTATCTTTATGGGCCTTGGCATTTAGAAAAATTGCAAATATTTCACTAAACCCCTCACCTACATCACCGACTATACCATTGTACGCACCTACATTTTGTATGTGCGCTCTAAATCTTTGGCGAGAAGGGAGATAGCTAGCTCGCATCTCTGTCTCATCTATACCCAAATCTTTACCTCTTCTAATGGCAAGAATATCAAAGCTTTCCCCTAGGTGCTTCCAGAATCCAGTATCCTTGTGTATTCCTTCCCCTTTGTGCCATCTAAAGGTAGCCCAATTTGGCCTTCCAGAATCATCATTACCAATGTTAATTCTAATTTGGTTTATATCTACACCTTGCCCGAATTGAATTAAATTCGAGTCTCTAAACATTTTTATTTCATCTATGCTCACTGAATCTGGAGTATCTTTTAATTTTTTAAATAGACTTACATATTTTCCTAGCATAGCCATGGCATAAACTTGTTGCTGTGGCGTAATCTCAGGATTTTTCATGAACTTGGAAATTACTGAATTTCTATCTTTGTAGAATATTTCCTCTAATCTTGTTTTACTTCTTGCCCAAGGGTAGTCTCTACCTTGATAATTTTCCATGGACACAAACGCACCAGCCTCTATGAGTTGTCTTGTTTCATCAAACATTGCCATAGCAATTGTTTGCATTTCCTGCATATGAGGATCGATAGGAGCTTCTTGTGTTGGAGAAATTTGCCCCTCAGGTTGTGCTGCTGCATCTGACTGGGATTCAGGTTCGTTTTCTGTTTTTGCCTCAGCCCCTAATATTGCCTTACCTATTGCAATCATTCGGGAGACATCATCTGTTCCATCCAAGGACAATCTATTTGTTTTTGTTCCCGGAAAATTAGCAACATTTAAAGTTTCAAATGTCTTAAACCCATTTGCATTCATCGCACCCTTAACATTTCCTTGTGTAGACCATTTTAGCTTTGCTTTTGTATTGGGTGGGACTGTTGGGTCCATTGGGAATTGTTGAACTGCTTGAATATACTTTTGATCTTCGGGACCCTGTTCTAGTATGTAAGAAACACGGAAGGACCGCTTTTTAATCTTTTGATAGCTGTTTAATAATTCCTGAAAATAATCCATATTAAAAAACCCACCCAGTCTTATCTGAGTGGGCCTTATCTATTATAGGTATCTTTTATACTTTAGCTTGCCATGTATTTGCTGAAGGTTTTGGTTTAAATTTTGGTACTCCACCTACTACGGGACCACCCGGCCCCAGTCCCCCAATTAAATTATCATAGATACGAAATTCATTAGGAGGAAACTTTAAATCTAATTCGTCTATCGTATCTATGCGAGTTGGGGTATTATTATTATCCCCCTCTCCGATTGTAGAATCCTGACTCACTCGGAGTGGTAGGGGTGGTGGATATGTGGTTTCTGTATTGATTATATTAGCAGTATAGTTACGAGCATCTGCATCAGTAATAATGTAAAGGTCTTCATACTGAAATGTAACGGTTATTCGAGATGTTGAATTTGAAGAATAATCTAAATCACTTTGAACTACATTAGTTACTGTTACACCAGAAAATTTTATAACTTCTACTAGATTACCAGCAACATCTAATTTTCTAATACAAAAAGCATCTGTATCTAATACAGTTAGTGGAGTAAGTCTAACCCCAATTAATGGATTAGTACCTCCTTCAAACTTTTCTAAATATTGAGGAAGAACCTCGTTTATTTTCCCTATTTGTGCAATTAAAAAAGTATAAAATACATAAGAGATACTATCTCTTCCCTCACTGTATACATCTTCAAATTCTAATTTAAATGTTTTGTCTGTTGGTGCTTGTACAATTTGATAAGTAGTTCCATCATTTTTTAAAACAACTTCAATTTGAGGATTGTAAGTAAATTCTTTAAAAGCTACAACATTTTGTTCTACAAAATTTCTTGTAAATTCATCAAAAATATTAGAAATTCTTGGAATTTGAATTTCAAATCCATAGGATCTTATAGGATCTATGGATTTGATTTTGACTATTTTTTCTATTAAATCGTTTTCCTGAGGCGTTTCCGTGATAAATGGGGCATCTTGTTCAAATGATACAACTCTATGTTTTATCCAAGGAGTCGAAGATTTTTTAGAAAAATTACCCATTTGTTAATTTAAAATCACTGCCCTGCTGGATTTACTATAGAAGGTACAGCTAGACTGTCATGGATTATCGCATCATACCGGAACTTCATTTCTATTGTGTGAAATTCATTGGTTGTTGAGTAATTTAATTCAGCCCCCTTCCAAGACTTTGGATATATGCCACCCAAAGTAATTGCTTTTAATGGGGTGCCGTCTGGACCTAACTGAAGGACAGTAGCTTGCGCCTTGATAACAGTAGCATACCCCTGTTTCCCTGTTGTTGGGTTATGGGTGTTTTGCATCCAACGGAAAAGATATTCACTAACATCTTTTTGCATTAAATTATCAAAAGTTACTGTTAACTCTTCCGTGCTAGCTTTTCCGGGGAAATAGAATTTTTCATTAACTCTATTAACCTCAATATCTTCTACGGAAAATCCAATTTGAGATACTTGTTTTGCAGCCAAAGTTAAATATCTAGTTGCATCAGACCCTAAGATATCAGGTATTTTAAATTGAATTTCCCACTGATATGATCTTATTGAATCTAGTGTGTGGGAGAGGGAAGGCACAGGAGCATCTGTCTTAATAACGCTGCGCTCTGGGCCTACTTGAAAATATTTAGATTGTTGTAATGCCATAATAGTCTCCTATCAGTTACCTAGTTTAGCTGATTGATTTGTAACATTTAGCTCAAACACTACGACCTCTGCTGCCTTCGTGGGTTGTAGGATTACCTTACACCAGAGTTCATTTCTATCTACGCGGATGGGTGTGTTTGTTGTTTCATCACAAACAACTCTGTAATCTACGAGTCCGCGTCTATTCTTGATATCTTCCAAGAGAGGTTGGATAACCCCACGAACAGCTTCCCATGTAACTGGGTCGTTTGGTTCGAACACAAATGATTGTGTGCTATTGAGTACTGCTTTTCTTAGAGAGATCATTAATCTGCGAACATTTACTCTATCTAGAGCTGTTGCAGTTCTTTGTGTAGTTCTTTGACCAAAGATGGTGATTCCAGCTTGGGGGAAATTAACGATTGGGTTTATTACATTTCCACCACTGTATAGGGAATCACGATCTCCTTGGTTCAAATCAACTTCCACTTGGGTTGGTTTGGTTAGTCTACCTCTACGGAAACCCGCAGGAGCGAACCAAGTGTCTGCTACAGAGTCTGTGAAGCACATTTGTCTTGCTGCAAATATTACGGGGTCGTACCATTTGTCTTCACCATCTGCAACACTAAAGACTTTTACCCAAGGCCAGTACACTGCGGCATAAGAACTATTGATGGCCGCAGTTCTTGTTTCAGCACGACCATTTGACCACTCAATAGCCTCTTGAGGAGTATTGATTGTTCCATATGGAGGAGATACCAAGGCCAAGAAGTTTTGAGAAGTTTCCGCTAAAGTAATCAAAGCATTTTGAACACTTTGAGTATTTATGTCAGGGACTGCGGCGATAGATATGTTCAAATCGTCGTAATCGAGAGCATATATTCCACTCTTTGGAGTGTCCGAAGGATCTCCGATAATTGCAGTTGAATTAACATCATTATCTGTGGGATGATATCCACTATGACCGTTAGTTAAATTGTAAGTTCCTTCTACAAACTTCAAGAACTTTGGATTTTGGTGAGACAATGCAGTGCCTACCGTAGTTCCCGTTCCAGTTACAGCACGATTGTCAGCAAGGAATCCGCCAAATGCCACTCTAGTCGTTGTCGGCAAATCTGTTACTTCACTCAAGGATGCTGTGAACGCCGAGTAGCCATCAGTATCAACATCCGTTGAAGTTGACTGTGATAGATAAGCTTTTATAACTTCTGACTTGGCATTAGATTCTCCTACATTGATATAGTCTTCTATGAACAATGAGGAGGTTAGATCAACTTTGAACTGCTCTAGTTGAGCGCCGTTTTGATTAACTTGTAGGATAAACTTCGAATTTCCTAAAGCATCGACTTCGATTGAATTACCTTTTACAGTACCGTCTGCGTTAGTGGTTAAATTATACCCAGCACCAGAGTATAGCGAGTTTACCAAGTATCCAAAATCAGTATTTACAACTGTTCCACCAAAAACTTGAACCGAAGACCCTACCGTGCTTGCAGTAGGTAAAGCAGTTGCAGAAGTGTAGAACGGTACTGAAAGGGCGGATGCAATTGGTGTAGTGTATGTTGCATTCGAGTAGGCTGACACTAAGATACTAGCACCAGATCCAGCGAACGCTCCAACCAAGTAAACCGCATCATTGGAATCCTTTTGTACTGATATCTTGTCTGAATCCAAAGATCCTCCAATTACTTGGGTAAGTGCCAAGAATTGAGCATCTGTAGCAGTGGTTGTTACCGTGCTAGCGGGAATAGCGTATTGTTTTGGGGTTACGAATTGGTTCGTTCCATTTCCGTCTTTTACCTGAACGGACAAGTAAAGAGGATTATTCTTACCAAAGCTATTAGCAGAAACAACTACGGCGGGGCAAGATCCGATGCTTACCAAAGCGGATGCTTCAGCAGCGGATGTTCCTGCTGCACGAACGAAATAAACTGATCTAGTTGTTTCTAATATTTCTAGCGCACCTTCCAAAGCTTGTCCGGGGATATCTTCGCTAGGGTCACCGAAAATACGAACTAGATTTTGCTGTGATGTCACTAATGTTGCTTTATTGACTGGCCCTTTGTCGGCAAAACCAACCAAACCAACAATAGATGAATTGTTTGCTACTGGATACTCGGAAATATCCTTTTCTATTGTATAAACACCGGGAGAAACATAATTTGCCATAATTTACCTCAAAGTTATTTCTTGCTGACTTGTGCCACAGCAAAATCAGGAGTACTCACTATTTTAATTAACTTTCTCTTAGCGAGATTCATTGCCATCTCACTAAGTTGATCATCTCTTACTACTAATCTCCCGCGAGGGGGAATCCTTTTAAATAGATTTGTTCCGGGAGCTAAGATGCAAACTTGCAGACTTTGTAGAGATTCATTAATTAGTGTTTTCATAATTCACCTATAATATTTATTAGGCTTCAACTTATATTTTTAGAAATATTTTAAAAATATACTTAATCTTTAAAATAGATAGTCCAATCTACAATTAACTTAAAATTGGTATTTTTAACTATTGGGGTACTAAGGGCTTTGTATGCCGCCAGCATTGGTCTGTCTATTTTGTATCCTGAATCCGGGTTTTTTATAAAAAGAGCTAACTCTTTTATCGATATATTGGGAGCTAGATTTTTTTCTAAAACAAGTTTATGTGTTATTGACCCATCCAAATTATTAATTTTTTGAAATGGTAAAATTTCTAAAAAATCTCTTTTTCCCGTAGATAGATCCATGTCTAAAGAAGATAAATAAGCTGTTCTAGAGAATGATGTAGATTTAAATAAAAATTTTAAATTGTAAATATTTATATCCAAATCAGTACCTAATAAAGATTCCGCAACTGGGGTTTGTATTTGATAAAAACAACCGACATTTGATGTTTGTTGATCTTTGTAATCAACTATTCCTGACCCTATTTGAAAAAATCCGATCTGATAATCGTCAATAGTTCTATTTACTTCTTGTGTTTCAAAAAAAGATGCAAGACTATATCCAAGTCCTACAGTAATTAAATTATTATCACTGTAAATCTTTTCTATCGAGTTACCATCGTCTTTATAAATTTCAATAAGACCTTTGATCATACTATCCTCTTGGTTACTTCCACCTCGTAATTAAACTCTTCTATCTTACCTGTCGATGTTACCAAGAACTTCGGGCTAGGAACATATGTGCTTGCGTTGAGGGTAAAAACCCGTTTTAAAATTCTGTCTTCTCTATCAGATAAAACCAAATCAGAATCAGACGCTTCCTCTAATAAAAACAATTTAATTACATTTGAAGTGTTTGTTGTAATTGATATATCTGGATTAAAGTGTAAGTGAATTTGTTCTGTTATTTGATCTAAATCATTTTTGTACTTTGCCCAAACAGTTAATTCATATTCAACCTCAATCGGAGAATCAACCAAACTAACGACACGAATAGCCCGTTGTTTTTTCTCATCCCAATATTTTTCGTAATAAATGTTAGGTCCGTATCTTTGCCGCTTGTTGTCTTTTTTAGATCTAGGTTGGCTAATGGAAATTATCGGGAGGATTAAATTTGTTTCTTGTGTTAATTTTGCTACAGCACGCTCAGGATTTGCAAAAATACACTTTACCCCAGTTACCTGTTCTTCATCATTTATTATTGAATAATCAGAAAAAGTATTAATTACAGATCTGAGTAGTTCTTTGTAGACAAAGGAAACTTTTGTTCTTTTGGACTTTGATTTTTTTATTAAATCTCGAATAAACGCAGTTGAAGACCTAGCGGGGGGTAAAACATTATATTGTAGAGATTGGCTTTCTACGAACTCTAATTTATTGCTGAACTCTGTCATAAGGATCTTCCTCCTATGTCATCTGCAACATCAGAAAGTTTCATTGTCTGAACATCGCTAGAATCACGCAAGACCTTGGCTGTGCAAATGTAATGGTATACCCCGTAAGATTCAAAACTATCCTCTTGAACTTCAAATATCTCGTATTTTATTTTTTGAAAATGAGGTTCAATGATATCCCCGACGATTGGCGATCTACCTAATTTTTTATCTAAATAAGATTTGTTAAATGTAAATATTTGATCGTTTGTAAGATTTATCCCAAATTGATTTAAAGGTTCCTCTATTACTTTTGGATCATAATGCCCATATACAATTACACCTGCATTTGTGATAGGTTTGTTTCTTTGTTCCATGTATACTTCATCATACTGAGCCTTGGAAGACATGAATTTATAGTAATTTAACTTAGAGCCAGATAAGCGAATATTCTCTTCATCCACTAAATTAAATAAATTAATATCAGGATTATTTCTATCAAATAAACTTAATTCGCTGTCAGTATCAACAACT